AAGCTGCATTTAGTTTAGATTGGGAAGGAGTAAAGGCAGGAGCTGCTGACTTTGGTGAAAGTATGATACAAACAGCAACAGGAGTAGATGATTTAGTTGGTAAAATGGCTGCAGGATTTAAGTCTTTAGGTGATGAAATAAACAACGATGTAACTGCTGCAATGATATTAAAAGGTAAACTTCAGGAGTTAAAAGATGAGGAAAGAGAATTTAGCAAAGTAAGAGCACAGACAAGACAAGATATTCAAAAAGCTAGACTTGACGCTATGGATGAAACTAAAACAGTAGAAGAAAGATTAAAGGCAGTACAGAAGGCAAACGACTTAGAGCTAAAAACTACTGAAGATGTTATAGCAATGCAAAAAAGGAAGATTAAAATACAGAATGAGACTATGGATTTGTCTGAAAATATGGCTGAAGATTTAGACGAACTAGCAGCTTTAGAAGTTGAATTAATAAACTTGCAAACTCAATCTTTTCAAACTCAGAAAAGACTTGCTACTGAGATGGAAACTTTGACAAATGAAATAAGAGCAAACGAGAAAGCAGCTCAGAAAGTTATTGATGATGAAAAAGCTGAAAAAGAAAAGGCTAGAATTGCATCAGAGAAATTAGACTTACAAGCGTTTACGGATTTTAAATTAGAAAGAATACAAGACGAAACAGATGAGGAATTTAAAATAAGAATAGAAGGAGCAAAAAAGTTGGCAAAGGAAGAAGAAGAAATTGAAAAAACAAAACAGGCAGTTAAAAAACAAATGCTTTCCGATTTAAAAAGTGCAATTAGTAGCAGCTTAGACGCACAGGGGAAAATGATTGAGAATGAATATAATAAAGAAAAAGCCTTAGCTGAAGCAAACGGAAAAAGCACAGAAGCAATAGACAAAAAGTTTGAAGCCAAAAAAACAGCACTAGCTGAAAAACAAAAGAAAGTAAAAATAGCTATGGCAATGATTGATATGTATCAAAGTGCAGTTGCAGCGTATGGTCAGGGTATGGCAGTTCCTGCACCTGCGGGGTTAGTTATGGGACCTCTTGCAGCAGGATTGGCAGTAGCAGCAGGATTAGCAAACATAAACTCTATTATGCAAACTGATGTAGGAGCAGGAGGAGGAGGAGGAGGAGCATCAGCAACAGCACCAACAGGTAGTGGAAGCCCTGCACCGCAGATGATGTCAGGAGCTTTTGACTTATCAGGAGGAACTGAACCCGATGCGTTCAAAGCATACGTAGTTACAGACGAAATGACTAACAGTCAGAACCAATTAGCCAATATTAGAAGAAGGGCTACAATCTAAAATCAAATAAAAATTAATTAAATATATTATATACTATGCCTTGCGAAGAATGTGAAAACGGAAAATATAAATGGGGAAAGACAGGAAGCTGTACTTACGACTCAGTTGCTGAATGTGAAGAAGCTAACAAAGACAATTACGAAAAGACAACATCTATTGTTGAGTTAATTATTTCAGACGATAATCAAGAACTAGCTATTGACGCAATTAGTTTAGTGACTTCACCTGCAATAGAACAAGACTTTGTTTACTTTGGAAAAGAAAAGAACAACTTAACATTTGCAAAAGTAGATGAGGAGAAAAGAATGTTAGTTAGTCCTGCACTTATTCCAAACAAGCAAATATTCAGACACGACCCGAATACGGACTCAGATTACTATGTTTACTTTTCAAAAGAGACAGTACGTAAGGCTTCTGAATTATATCTAAAACATAACAATCACCATAAGGCTACATACCAACATCAGGATAGAGTTTCAGGCGTTTTAACTGTTGAGTCTTGGATTATTGAAGATACTAAATTAGATAAGTCTACACTTTATGGATATTCACTTCCTGTAGGTACTTGGATGGTTAAGCTAAAAATTTCTAATGATGAAATTTGGTCTAAGATAAAAGAAGGTGAATTAAAAGGGTTATCAATAGAAGGCTACTTTACTGATAAGATGGAACAGATGTCAGAAAAAGCACCTAGTAATGAGGAAATTCTTGCAGCATTAAATGAAATAATTAAGCAAAATCAAACAAAGTAATAGTTTATCTATTATATATTACAAACACTAATAAAACTAAAACTAAATTATGGACATTAAAGAACAAATCTTATTAGCTCTAGGACTTAACAAAGAAGAAACAATTAAGTTAGAATGGCAATCAAAATCAGAAGACGGAACTATTTTCGTTTCAACTGCTGATGAATTAGAAGCAGGAGTAGATATTTCAGTATTAACTGAAGACGGAACTACAATTTTATTACCTGTTGGAACATACAAAACTGAAGACGGAGTTTCTTTCAGAGTTGAGGAAGAAGGTATTGTTGCTGAAGTTATTGAATCTGAAACTGAAGAAGAAGTTACTGAAGAAGTAGTTGAAGAAGAATTAGCTGAAGAAGCTGATATTGAAGATTGGAAAGGTTTAGAAATCAGAATCAAAAATTTAGAAGACGCAGTAGCAGATTTAAAAGGAGAAGAAAAAGATACTGAAGAAGAAGTTGAGGAAATGTCTGAAGAAACAGAAGAACCTTCTACAAATCCTAAGTCTATAAAAACTACAGAAGTAGTTGAATTTTCAGCAGAAGATGAATTGACTAAGTTAAAGGAAGAAAACGAAAGATTAAAAACTGAGTTGGCTTCACAACCTGCTTCAGCTCCTTTAGATACAAACAAATTTAGTTCAGACAGAAAACCAATGTCAAGAAAAGACTACTCTAAGTTATCTAAAAGAGAAAAATTCTTACACGATTTAAATAAATAATAATTAATAAATAAAAAACAAAAATTATGGCTTTCACTACGACAAGCAACTATTCGGGAAAGGCGGCAGGATTTTACATTTCAGCGGCTTTAAACCAAGCAAACTCACTAGACTATTTAACTTTAATAGAAAACGTGAAATTTAAAAGTAACATTCAAAAAATGGCAGGTTCATCTTTAGTAGCAGACGCTTCTTGCGACTTTACTGACGCAGGAACTTTAGCACTTACTGAGAATGTACTTACTCCAAAAAACCTACAAATTAACCTTGACTTATGTAAAGCTACTTTACTTGACTCTTGGGAAGCGTTACAAATGAGAGCAGGAGCAGGAGCACCACCACCTGCAAGTTTTGATGACTACGTTATTTCTTATATGGGCGAAATTATCGCTAATGGAGTTGAAGGTTCAGTATGGTCAGGAACAGGAGCAACAGGCGGAGAATTTGAAGGTTTCTTAACAGCTACTACAGGAGCATTTGCAGTAGATGGTACAGTTAACACTTCAACTGCTTCAGCAGCTTACACAGCGGCTAACATTATCGCTAACTTACAAACTTTAACAGCTGATATGGCAACTGATATTTCAGCAGTATTGAGAAAGGATGACCTTCACATATATATGTCTCCTAAGACTTATGCTTTATATGTATCAGCAGTTTCGACTTTAGGATATGTAAACGCTTACAATATGAACGGAGACTATGCACCTGTTTTTGAAGGGTACAAAATCGCTGTTTGTAACGGTATGCCAAACAATCAATTAGTAGCAGCAGAAAAATCTAACTTATTTTTCGGTACAGATTTAATTTCTGACCAAACTGCAAATATCAAATTAATGGACATGTCTGCTTTAGACGGTTCTGACAATATGAGATTAGTTGCTCGTTACTCAGGAGGTGTACAGTTAGGAATTGGAGCTGATATCGTTCACCAATCATAATAAATAAATAATACGGATGAAGGGGGTAAAACCCTTTCACCCTTAACCTAAAAAAATAAAATAAAATGGCTTGTACAGCACTAACAAAAGGTAGGGGACTCGACTGTAATAGAATTTCAGGAGGAGTAAAAAAAGTATTCTTTTCTGTATTTGATGAAGATGTTTCTTATACTTATGACGCAACAAATCCTTTAGAAATTGACGCAATAGATTGGAACGGAACTACTATATATGAGTATGTTATGCCTCTAGGCGTTGCTTCAATTACTGATACACTTACAGGTAGTCGTGAAAACGGCACGATTTTTAACACTCCAACTTGTAATATTATGCTAAATAAACTTACTAAAGAAGACCAAAACGAAATTAAGCTTTTGGCAAAATCTAAGGTAAGAATTTTTGCAGAATTAAATCAACAATTAACAAACGGACACAATGTATTTATTGCATTAGGAATGTCTAACGGAATGGAACTTAACGCAGGTACTATGGATTCAGGAGCTGCATTTGGAGATAGAAACGGATATACTCTTACATTTGACGGTTTAGAGCCTATTCCTTTCGCTTTCTTAGAAGATTACACTACAGCAGCTTGGGACCAAGCAGGATTTATTAATGAAGCAGCAACTTTTCCTACAACATCTTAATTAGTTTTCTTATATATTCTTGATTGAGGTGGGCTTAGGCTCACCTTTTTCTTTTTATTACTAACTGAATACAAATAAATTCAAAGTTTTTCTATTATATAACAGACAAACTAACTATGATACAAGCAATAACAGAAACAGACTTAAAAATATATGTTCAAACTGAGGACAATCGTATAAATACTTCTGTTGCTTCTACTCAGATAAGGCACTTAGTTAAATTTACAAACGACTTAGACAAGTCAGTTTATTATGCTTACGGCAATACTGAG